ATAATGGATTGACTTTTATAAATTATGGTACAAGTACCGTAAAAATAGAAAATATTACATTGCAACCAAATCAGCAATTTGAAATTGCAGGTAACGTAGGCGAATATACAAATCAACGATTTTTCGTAAATTTTGGATCATCAACTACCGGTAACAACGTAGTAGTAGTACGTAAAAGATATTTAAACATATAACATATGTCATTAAGAGTACATTATGAAATATTAAACCAAAAAGGCACTCCTGCCTTTTTTAGCGACACATACGCAAATCGTCCGGCGTTTGGTTTCGCAGGTCGCGTATTTATAAGTACGGACACAGGACAAATATTTGAGGACACAGGATCAGCCTGGACGCTAATTGCGGACGCAGGTGTGGGCGGTGGAACTTTGGCAAGTGTAACAGCAAACGGAAATACAACGGCTACAGGTATTGTAATTACTGCAGGCGGTTTAAGTAGTAATAGTTTAACTGATACCGATTTAACATCAGGATCAGTTTTATTTAGTGGCGCAGGTGGAGTAATAAGTCAAGACAATACGAATTTATTTTGGGACGATACTAATAATAGATTAGGTATTAGTACAATTACTCCAGGTGCAAAATTAGATATACATGGTACAGGTACTATAGTACAATTAAACGGTACAACTACAAACAATGCTTATTTGCAATTTCAAAATTCAGGTACAGGAAAATGGCGTATAGGTAATAATTATAATGCAGGTGCAAATAGTTTTGATTTATATAATAATAATACAGCAAGTATAGCTTTAAGTTTTGATAGTACTACAAATGTTGCATATTTTCCTAATAGTATAGGAATTGGTACAAATGCACCAAGTGCAGGTGTAACTTCTTATTCTACTACTGCTGCTACACAATTTAAAGCAGCAGGTACATCACCAGCATTTACATTTAGTAATACGTTAACTTCTCCTACATTAGGTTGTGTATTTGGATTAGCTACAGCAACAAATGATTTTGTAACAGGAACAGTTGCAGGTGATATGTCTATTTCCAATCAATCATCAACTCCTGGTGCTATTGTATTTGGTACAGGTACAACAGAAAAAATGAGATTAGCTTCAAATGGTAACGTTGGTATTGGTATAAGTAGTCCTGTAACTAAATTAGATGTAAGATCTGCAAGTGCAACAATAGATAATTATCAAACTATACACGCATTTAGTACTGATAGTGCAGCAATAGATAAAGGTGGTGGAATTGCTTTAGGCGGTTATTATACCGGAACAACAAACATTGCTATGTTTGGTTCAATAGTTGGTAGAAAAGAAAATGCAACCTCAGGAAATTATAGTGGTTATTTAGCTTTTGCAACAAATAATAATAGTGCAAGTAATACGGAAAGAATGCGTATTAATTCTTCTGGTAATTTATTAATAGGTATAACTACTGATAACGGATATAAATTACAAGTAAATGGAGGAATTGTAGCAGTAAATGACGCATTATATACTAGTAATACGGCTAGTGCAACTACTTATGGGTGGGCGAATAGTGGTGCTGGTACTTTATTATTAAGAAATGCAGGAGTTGCAAATGTTGGTAGTTTTGCTATGGCTACGGGTGTTTATACTCCAATTTCTGATGTAAATAGAAAAAAAGATTTTGAATTATCTAATATTGGTTTAAATTCTATTTTAGGTTTAAAACCTACTATGTATAGAATGAAAGAAGAAGATAATACCGAAAAGCATTTAGGATTTATAGCACAAGAGGTTAAAGAATTTATACCACAAGCATATATTGAAAGTGGTGATTTTATTGGTTTAGATTATCAAGCTATTGTATCTACATTGGTAAAAGCAGTTCAGGAACTTAACGAAAAATTAGAACGCAATAATATTAATTAATATGAAACAAATACAACCAGTATCAATATGGTACAACGGTCAAATGATACAAGCTACTATATTTAATATGTTAAGTATTAGCGATAATTTAAGTACAGAATGTAAATTTTATTATCAATTATTATCTAATACTGATATACAATTAGCAGAAGGAAATTTAACAATGACAGGTTTTGATTACGAAGCATACTCAACAAGTCCTGACAGCAACGCTTACGCTTATCAATGGGGTGCAACACAATTAAACTTAACTTTAATCTAATATGGAAACGAACAAAGCCTTAGAAATCTTAAAAGCCTTAATAGACGAAAGTGTTAAAAAGGGTATTATTCCAAATATTGACACAGCTATCCAGGTAGCAGAAGCATTTAATACTATAGCAAAGAAAATTAATGAGGACAAGTAATACAAATATGAGCAATAACGTAGATCATAACAGCATAGGTGGAACTTTTTTCACATTTTGTACTTTTTTACTATCCGAGTATCAGGTAGAAACAATGAGTAAAATAGGGTTATGGTGTATTTCGGCTGCTGTCGGTATTACTACAATCATTTACAATATTAAAAAAATTAATAAATTAGACAAATGAGAAACGCTAAAACGACAATTTTCGGTTTAATTTCAGCCATTGCAGGATATTTTGCAATGAATGGTACCGGTAAATTGCAAATAATCGGACAAGCTGTATCAGGGATCAGTACATTTTTATTAGGTGCGAGTGCAAAAGACGCTGACAATAATAAATAACAATGACCAGGAACAAAAAAATATTAGCTACTGCCGTAGTTAGTATAATAGTATTTTATATGTTAAGAACAAAATTGGCTAAAAGCCTAACGAATACCAAATTTGGTGCATTAAGCGATAAGCTATTTAATTTAATAGGTGGCTTAGAAAGTTTTACTCCTGTAGCTGAATGGGATTTTAAACAATATTCCGTTGGTTATGGATCAGGTTATAATTGGGATTTAAAACGCGCTGTACAAAAAGGGGATATTATAGACAAAGAAACAGCTAAGCGTTGGCTATTATATGAAGCGCAAAATAATTTTGACCAGGTTATGCAAATGGTAAAAGTGCCTATTAATGACAATCAATTATTGGCATTAAGTAGTTTTGCTTATAATGTAGGCAATGGATCATTGCAGGATAGTACTTTATTAAAGTTATTAAATAGCGGCGCAGATAAAAACATTGTAGCTGCTCAGTTCGACAAATGGGTGTATGCAGGTGGCAAAGTTAGTCCAGGTCTAAAAAATAGACGTGCAGCTGAAAAGAAACTATTTCTTTCATAGGTTGATTTCATAAATGGGTTTAAGCATTAAAGGACGAGGGGGATTTCTATCCCCCTTTATTATTTTACATATAGCCTCTTATAAAACTTATTTGTTTGCTTATCATATAGATTGCAATAATGTGCATGAATTTTGCCTAAAAACAGCATAAAACTGCCCAAATTTGCAATATTTCGGTATTTCCTTACATTACTATCATTTTCAAAAAAAACAATGGCTGTAAATAGCTGTTTTGCCATATTATAAGGATTTAGGGTTTATTACAAAATACTTAGTACCTAAAAAATCGACTGATCTGATTTTCCTATTAATTAGTAAATAACTAATAGCACGTAAAACGGTTATTCGTTTATACTTGGTAATTTCCATTAAATCAGTTAAACCTGCCATTTTACGATCCTGAATAATAAAATAAATTTTTTGTGTGTAATTCATTTTTTTATATATTTGTACTGAAAAAAGTTGCCGTAAGGTATTGAATGTTAGTAAATATATTCAATGAGCCGTCCTAAAAAGGCGGCTCTCTTTATTTACATAAATAGTCAATATGCGCTTTTGCGCTTGTTATTGTTTTATGAGTAGTATTATCAATACTCACAATAAATTCACCAGCTACTTCAAAAATCCAATAACCTAAATAATACATTTTTTTAATGTTCATAATTAATCGTTTAAAATTTTATAAAATAGTGTTTTTAATATTTCCCAAATAACAATAATAACTATAATTTTTATCATAAATATCTTATTTTAAATTGTTCAATAATGTGTTCAAATAATACCCACAACATAATAATAGACACAAAGATTACAGCCCACAAAAAGGTAAATAGTAATTTGATTAATAATATTAGTTTTTTCATAAAGGTTAAAAAAGTTAACGGTACTTATATTTATTTTGTTGGTCTTTTATAATCATTCCTTTATTGATCCATATTTTTACTAAATTTTTAGCGTAAGTATTGCTTTCTGCAGTCCTTTCTTTTATTTCGTCTATCATTTCACTATATAATAAAGGCGACATTAAAACCATTTTACAAATCCGTTTTAGTTCCATTTCGTCGAGGTCGGACGCTTTACCTGTCTTTTTTTGTACGCTTTCATTTTCTACCTGCTGTAAAGTTCCGTTAAAATTCATTAATGTAATAGGCTCAAAATCGGCGTCCGAACGCATAAACCTGGCGTTCATCACATAGGTATTATTTTCCTTTACTTTTTTAATGTCAAGTGTACTTTGAGCAAATCTATCCGAATGGCTACCGATAACTCCTGTAGTGTGGTCGTTTGATTTATTAAAGTGCAATACTGTAATAATTAACAAATCATATACTTTGGTTATTTTCATTAACCACTTAGTTAACAAACTACTTTCAGTTTCATCATTGTAATTTGTAATAATAGATAATAGTCCGTCAATTACCAGGATAGAACAATCAGGGTTAAGTTCCAAATATTTTTCTATCATTTTACGGATCATACTTGCACTATCCTCGCGTACCTGATAGCTGTCAAATGAAGTAGGCATATTGCTAATATCAGCAAACTTTTTTATGCTTTCAATTCGATTATAATAATCATAATCGCTGCTTTCAGTATCAAATAGGCACAACTTTTTTCTATTTTCCATAAAAGTCAATTTCATAGAAAATATATCATATGGCACATATGCAGAAGCCATACACGCATTGAGAAAATTTGACTTTCCTGCCTTTGGCAATCCCCCAAACACGATATAGTTCGAGCTTGTTGCGACTACTTTATTTTGTATTCGCAATAAGACATTATCAGCGTTAGGTTTATATCCAGGTTTGTATTTTCGAAGTTCAAGTAATTGCTCAATGGTTGGTTGAATGTTAGTATTTTTTTCCATTTAAGCATTTTGTATCAAACCGCAGAGTATTATACAAATTATAAAAATTAATAAAGATTGACCGTTTCTATTAAATAATAGATAATTTAGTATTTTCATTTTCGTTAGATTTAGTTGAATTTTCTAATTGTTCAAGTAATAAAGTAGCGTCTGCTATAGCCATATTGCAAATAGTCAAAGGCAAAATATTTGATTGCCCTGCATTTTGCAAATGAACTTTGTATATTTCAATTACAAAATGTTCAAATTTTGACATACCTGGTACAGGTACCACTAATTGATTAAACTTGTCTTGAATTGGTAAACAAGGAAAAGCAGGTTGGTTAAAATTTTTATTCATATTAATCTATTTTTAGTTTAAAATTTAATGTAGCTATATCATTTTCGTTATGGTTAATACTATCCGTAATTAACAAACGAATTTCGTCCACTAAATTAAAAGGAAAATCAAATTGATCAATAATAATAAACTCCTGTTTCAAATTGTCTTTTGCTTCAAAAACAATCCTTACATTTTTCCAATCCGATAATTTCAATAAATTTTCTAAACGATACGTGCGCTGTTGAATACGCTGAATTTCGAGCAAAGTATGCTCTTGCATGGTGTTTGACATAAAAGTATTTTAATGTTAGTAATAACCAAATTTAGGGAAATTTTGGATATTCCTAATATTTTTTTGTTTTTATGTAAATAAAGGTGAAAAAAGTTAACTAAAACGAGTGTTTTTAAAGCATAGTAGAATATATATTCGACTGCCTGCAGCAGTGCGAATATATATTTATTCTGCGAATATAAGACTATATATGCTATAAATTTTTCCACATATTGAGAAAATTAACATTTTATTGACATTTTGTAAAAAAATTGGTTAAATGACGGTTTTTAATTAATTTAGTGCTTTAACTGATATTATGAACAAAAACGCATGGATTATTCCTGTACTTATAATAAGCTATATCGGTTATCGTAAATTTTTATTATCACAAAGTATAAGTGTTTTTTTTAAAGGGTTGGATTTTGGTAATATGAGTTTTTTAAGTCCGACAATTAATTTACAAGTACAGGTAAATAACCCAACAACAACAACAAGCGAAATTCAAAATATTACAGGAGATTTATACATTGATGGCGCATTAGTAGGTAGCGTAAGAGGTATTAGTGCAGTTGTTATAAATAAAGGTGCAAATACGATTAATATACCTATAACAATTAGTTACACAGGCATTGCTGAATTAATTAAAAAATTTAGCGTAAAAGGTTTTAAATTAGTATTTACAGGTAAAATGATAGTTGATTATATTCCTATTCCTTTAAATTTTGATTACGCAATTTAATGGTAAGTAAAAATATTATATTAGGTATTCTTCCCCCATTTCAAAATAAACAAAGTGTTATTTTGGAAAATCAGAATGTTAGCGACATTATTACAGGTATTTTAAATACACATAATAAGTACGCAAAACAATATGATAAAATATACCGATATTTTATTGCAGAAGATTTAGAACAAACAGGACGAAATATATTTGACTTTTTAAAAGCTCACGTACCTTATTTTATTGAAAGTAACGAATTTCAATATTTAAAATCTCCTGCAAGTATAGTAAGTACTAAGGGCGATTGCAAATCATTTGCATTATTCAGTTGCGGTATATTAGACGCATTTAGACGCAATGAAAATCCTGATTTAGAAGTTTCATATCGTTTTGCAAGTTATGACCCATATAATAAAACTCCTGAACACGTATTTTGCGTAGTAAAGGAATACGGAAAGGAATATTGGATTGATCCTGTCCTGGATAGATTTAATCAAAGAAAAGAACCTTATTTTTATAAAGACAAAAAACTTAATACAATGGCATTAGTAGGATTAAGCGGAATAGAAAACGCAAATGATCAAATAGGATCAATAGATTGGGGAAAATTAATAGAAATAGGAATAAAAACTACTCCTGATATTATTAACGTAACAAAAGGTGGACAAGGTGGTGGTATGCCACAAGGTGGATATATTCCACAACCAATTCAACAAAGTAGTGGTATTAGTACTCAAACAATGTTATTAGTGGGTGCAGGTGCAATAGCATTAATATTATTATTTAGAAAATAAAATGAATCCTAATTGCACATATAACGATAAAGTAGGATTTATACCTATTCCAAGTCCTGATCCAGTTAGTACAGGTATAAATGTTGCACAATTAGTAATTGAAGCAGGTATTGCTTTAGCACCTATAGCAATTAAATGGGCAAAAAATGCATTTGCACACCCTGCAAGAGATGCACGTGATTTTATTAAAAATGCAAAACCGACTATAGTAAATATTGATCCTAATGATAGATTAGTAAAAGTAATTGCATATGCTCAAAAAATAAGTGATAAAGCTGTAGATGTAAACGCAAAAGAATGGATTTTATGGTATAGACAAGCATACAGAGATGATTACATGTCTTTGACACCTGAAGCAAAAATATATTGGAATAATTTTATACAGGGTATTAAAACAGCTTTTAATAACCCTAATAATATGAATACTGATTTAGATTTAGCAATATTTTCTCAACGTGAAATAGATTATAACGCTACTCCTGTTGAATCGGTTACAAATTTATTATCTAATTTAACCGCACCAGGATCAAATGTTAAATACGTTTTATATGGTGGAATTGGTCTATTATTCGTATATTTATTAAGCAGTAAAAAGTAAACAATGACTCAAGCACAAAAAACAGCAAAAGCAAAATTTAAACAAGCTATTGCATATAGACAAAAAACAGGCGTTACTTTAAAAGAAGCCTTTGCACATATTTACGGAAAAAAAACAGCAACTAAAAAAGTAGTTCGTAAAAAAGCAGCTAAGAAAAAAATTGGAAAAGTAGATACTAAGCTAAAAAAACAATTAGCTAAAAGTGGTAAAAAAATGCCACACGGATACGACGTAGTTAAAAGAAAAAGAAAAATAGGTGCTGTTAAAAAGAAAAGAATAACTGAAACAGGAATTTTAAATAGAATACATAATGTTAAAAAAAGCGTTGATAAATTAGACGAAGCGCAGCATAAACATATGTCTAAATTAGGTGCTGTAAGTAGTCATTTAATACACGAAGTAAAAGAAGCGCACAATAAATTAATTCATTGGCAAAAAGCATTAATGATGTTAGAAAATACAAGAAAAACATTACCAGCTTCAATGAAAAAATACAATATGATGGATATTAAAAGAGTAAAAGAAGCTATTAAAGAACAAAAAACACATATAGCACAATTAAAAAAACATATTAAATAACAATTTTTCACAATAATCAAAAAAAAACAAAATGGCAAGAAGAAAATCACACGCTAAAAAACGCCACCATACAAAACGTCGTCGTTCTCATAGAATGGGCGCTATAGGTGGATCATTAATGGGTACTGCCTACGTAATTGGTGGTGCTATCATTGCTCAAATAGTGAGCAAAGCAGTAAATACAGCAATGGCATCTAGTAAAATGTCAGCAACTACACAAGGATTAATTGGAGGTGCAGTACCTATCGCAGCAGGTATTTTTACTCCTAAATTCATTAAAGGAGACGTTGGTGCTAAATTAGGCGCAGGAATGATCGCTGTAGGTGGATTAAAATTAGTTCAAGCAACAGGAGTTATTAGTGGTATTGGTGCAATGAGCAATCCATACTATAATCAACCAGTAAGAAACATTGCAGGTTATCAGGGCGCAAGTCAGGGAACATACTTAGCAGGTGTTGGAACTGATAAAATTACAGCTACTGCAATTTTAGAACAAAACTAATAATCAACTTTTTTCACTTTTAATAAATAATAAAATAAAATAAAAATGGCAACACAAGTAGGAAACAGAATGTTGTTTGATAACTCAAAAACATTAATTAACCAATTAGGTTACGACGCAAGTCACGCAGTATTAACTCCGTCTTATTTAAGAAGTGAAGTTTTACTTTCAACAAGTTCAGCTTCATATCACGTACCTGTATTAATTAACGACAATACCAATGGCACCCCCCTAACCAGAGAACGCCGCTTAAATCTCCAGGATTTTTTTGTGGTAGGTAGTATTCAAGTATTGTTAACATCAGGAGCAACAGGAGCAAGTAAGTCTTATACTTATCCTAACTTAACAGCATTTTCAACAGGTGCTGCTCAATTATGGAACGTTTACACTGGTTATTTGAATATTCAAGTAAACAATCAAAACGTTTTACCACAATGGGATTTATTACAAAATTACGACGCGCCACAAACTCAACAAAATACTAACTTTAACGCTGCTACAGCAACAAGTCCTGCTCAATATACTATTGATCAGTTCAGCGCTGATACTTTTGCAAATCAAGTATTTGAGCCTAACTTAGTATTAAATGGTGCAAGTAACATTAACGCTTCTATCATTTTACCTGCTGCACCTAGTGCATTAGATAGCAATACATACGTTTCTATTATTTGGAGAGGTATTTTAGCTCAAAACGTTTCAAGCGTAAAATAATACTTTTGCGAAGTTTAAACGCTACCGCCGACCGTCGGACAATACGGTTTATTTTAAAATTTTATAAAACGCAATTATATGATCAGGATTGATAGATTTGAAGCGGTTGAAATACCTGTACCAAGTGGCAGCACGTTAACACGTTTCTATTTTCCAGATTTACCAAATTTGCGCAATGCGAAAATAAATAATATACAGGCTTATACTGCAGGTACAATTACAGCTACTCCTTTAACAGGAAGTACTCCTGTAACTACTGCAGATATGAAAAAGACTTTTATTACTTTATATTCAGGGGATTTACAGTTAATATACAACGTGCCATTGTTAACATTTAATAACATGGTAAATAGTGCTGCAGATCCTTATTCATTCGATAACCCTGTTATCAATGGCATTACAATAAGTTGGGTAAAATCTTATGTCGTAGTACCGACAGCATTGGCGACTACAGGTGTAGCGTACAGCTTTGGTGTTTATTACAACTTTTAAAGATTAAATTATGTCGCAAAAACCTCAAATTGTGGGCATAGACGGTGTTATGGATTGGTACGATCGTTTTAGTACCAGTCCATACTACGCTGTTTATACTTATACAAGTCCAACAAAATTGGAAAAGAATTTTCAATATACAGGATCGGACAAAGAAGAAGGACGTATATTATTATCCAATACTTTGGAAGCAATGCAAATGCAAGAGGATCAAACATTGTATTGTTTAAAATTATACGACCAAATTAATAAGAAAAATACTATTGATAGCAATTTAGAAAGTATTGCCTCAATAAGGTTTCGTATTACTGAAATACCTCAATTATCTATGCAACATATTGCAGGAATGGATCGTGGTAACTCAAGACTTGAAAATGCAATGACCAGGTTGGCTGAAAGTCAAAATCTTATTTTAAGCAAATTAAGTGCAGAAGAATTTGAGGACGACGAGCCTAAGCAAGAAAATATGTTTTTAAAAATGTTGGAAAATCCTGCTATTCAAGGATTAGCCATTGCAGGAATAAGTAAATTTTTAGGTTTAACTGATAATCAAATGACAGCTACAGGAATTGCAGGTATATCAGGATTGAATGAATTAAACGAAGATGAAGTATTTACAATTGTTAATAGTTTAATGAGTAAAGGTGTTACTGTAGATCATTTACGTAAATTAAACGAAATGAGTGAAAGTAAATTGCAATCTTTACTATTTATGCTATAACTTTTTTAACTTTTAATAATGCCAACAATAACAGCAGATAAATTAGTTAATCACGATTTATACGCAAAAACAAAAGTAGAAGTCTTAGACAGCACCTTTAAAAAAGTTGTTAAGACTTTTAGTGCTGGTCAAAGAATTGGCAATATATATAGCTGGATTCAGGGCAAAGACGGTATATATTATATGATATATTTAACTAAGGCAGATTATGATAATTTAAACCCAGTTTATGTATTACATAATCCATTTAAGTTAGACGTACCGGATTTACCTAATATATTACAACAAATTGCAGATAAAGCAAAGGCAGATAAAATTGAAAAATTTGGTGTAGTTGGTTATTATTTACAAACTTATTTACCATATATAGTTGGTGCTGTTGTAATTGCTATTGCTTTACCGTCAATTATAAAATCAATAAAAAAATAAATTGTTATATGAAACAACTTTCAACAATAAAAATATTAGGAATAGCGGCAATCGGTTACATACTTTTTTCATCCTTTAAAAAGAAAACCAAATTAAAAGGATCAGTACAAGCATGGAACTATCAAGATAATGCGCCAAGTGGAACTACTCAAGTATTTTCTAAAATAGGCACTACCGTTTATGACGATAATTTTAATGTAATTTATAAATATACTGATCCAGGTGTGGGAATGACTTTAACAGGTGTAAAAGGTGCAGAAATGTTTAGCGTAGTAATAGGTAGAAGTTTTATGAATGGAATACCTGGATATGTATTTAAATATGACGTACAAACTTTATAAATAAAAAAATATGAAAAAAAACATGTTATTAATAGGTGGCGCAGCCGCCGTAGCCGTTTGGTATTTCTTTTTAAGAAAACCACAATCAACAAGTGTAGTAATGAATACAGCAGGAGGTCAACCAAAACCGCCAATTACAACTAACGTTCCTGTAAAAACAACAGTAGTAGTAGCACCAGCAGCAGCAAAAACTTACGTTTATCCTGCAGGGTTACAAGAAGGTGATTATGTAAAATTTGGTACAGCAGCAGACGTTTATTTGTTGCATAGTGGTCAAAAATTGCCAATTACTGAAGGTTGGTGGAACGCAAATGCGTGGGATAAATGGGATACAGTTAAATTCAAATCTCCTGCTGACGCGTTAGACATACCAACAGGTCCAGTATTATCATAAAAAAATGAAAAATGAAAACATCAAATATTGTGTTATTAGGATTGATTGGTGCAGCTTTATATTATTTTTATAAACAAAAACAAAAAGCAAACAAAACCGATTATCCAACAGCACCTAACCCAATGGACGGATACGCTTTACCGCAGGGAATAGTACCTATTAATGAAACAGGCGTACCTGCTGTAATTAATAAAGATACAGGTGCAGCCATTGTGCAAACTTTGGACGCTGCAGGAAAACCTGTAGAAATAAAATACCAAGTTAGATACGCAATAAAAGGAATACCTAATATAATTTAATATGGAAGAAATCAAAGTAACAGCCCTAAATTATGAAGTTGACTTTTATACAGTTGACGTGAGTCAATATGTAGGCGGTTATCCTTATAATGGATTGACTTTTATAAATTATGGTACAAGTACCGTAAAAATAGAAAATATTACATTGCAACCAAATCAGCAATTTGAAATTGCAGGTAACGTAGGCGAATATACAAATCAACGATTTTTCGT